CGACAGGCCGGTCGCGAACGCGGTGCCACCGGACCCGGACGGGACAATCACGGTGCCGGCCGCGAGCTGCACGGTGCCGCCGGCTGCCATCCCGAACGAGATGCCGTTGGGGAAGTTCGTCACACCCATCGTGATCGACCCCCCTCCTACGTGACCGCGTGGCCGTAGACCCAGGACGCGTCACGCCACCCGTACGAGTAGCGCATGCGGGCCGCGAACTTCGCCTGGAACGTGTCGAAGTCGCCCTCCTGGAAGAACTGCAGCGGCACGCGGTTGTACCACAGCAGCGACTGCCTCATGCGGCTCCGCTCGGCCATGAACCAGTTGTTCGTGTCCGACAGGTAGTGCCAGACGGCCAGCTGGAACCTGCCGGACTGCGGGTTGACCGCGTTGTTGGCAGACGCCGGGTCGAGCAGCGACCTGGTGATCTCGATGCCGGTGTCCTCGAGCTCCGGGGGAACGATGAGGAGGTCGGGCATCACGTTCATGATGTCGCCGCGGTCGTCGGCGAACCGCATCATCGCGACCCGGGTCGTGGCGACGTTCGCCTTCGACAGCGCCGACGTGCCGGCGTTCGACCAGACCGTCGAGTCCTCCGCCGACCGTGGATGCGACGCCGAGCACAGCACCACCGAGTCGGGCCCGAGTGTCGAGTAGCCGTCGTCGTTCGTGGTGGACGTGAACGCGTTGTTGAACACCGACGCGGCGGACAGCTCGCGCTTCTTGAATGCCGCGATCCCGAGGTCGCGGGAGTCGTCGAAGGCGGGGCCGGTCTGCTGGTCCTCGATCAGTTCCCGCTCGACCACGAAGCCCTTCGCGAACGTGGCGTGCGTGAACGTCTTCGGGAACCCCTTCTTCCGCTCGTCGTACTTCACGCGGCCGCCATCCTCGAAGTTCCAGCCCTGGCTGGACAGAACACCGCGGCCGAGATGCTGCTCGTCCGCGCGGACGGAGCCGCGGACACCGAACAGGGCGTCGATCAGCGATGTCGGCTGGTCGGCGAACCCGATGTAGAACGCTTCGCTCAGCGCGGGGCTGAGCAGCTGCGCCCACCTTGCGGAGACGTCAGGCATTTAGCTCACCCCTTTCTACTGGGCGACGTTGTTGTGGTGCTTGCCGACGTTGAATCGGACAAGCGTGGGCTGGGTGGCCGTCGACGGTTCGACGACGACGAACTCCTTGCCGGAGCTCGTAGCGACACCCTGGGCGCCGGTGGCGCCTGCGATGTCGAGCGTGGCGCCCTTGAGTCGGGCGCTGTTGTCGACGACCGAGTAGACGGCGTCGTCGTCGGCGACGAACTGGACGTCGGTCGCGGAGTCGACGCATGCGACAGCGACCCCGGTGTTGCCGGGGAACCCGACGATCACACCGAGGAAGTTCGCGTCGCCGGCGGCGCCGAGGTCGACCTCTCCCGATTCGAGGTTGACCATGTCGCCGACGGTCAGCGTCTCGTCGTCCTTCGACTTGATCGTCTGCAACGTCGCGGCGCCACCCGAGAGCCTGTACGCAAAGGTGAATCCGGCCATGAGCCGTATCCCTCCCTTTCCCGCCGCGACGTGCGGCGGCTGGCTAGGTGGTTTGGGCGGCCTGCTCGCGCTTGCGCAGCTCGAGGAACTCGTCGGCCGAGGTGACGCCCTTCATGGTGGCGTACCGGTCGAGCGGGATCCCCTGCTGGTTCGCGAAGTCGATCTCTTCGGCGGTGAGGTTCGGGGGCGGCTTGGGCGTGCTGCCTTTGCCTCCGTCCGCCGACGGGGCACGTCTCGTGCCGTCGGCCGCCTTCAGGATCGGCTTCTTGTCGAGCAGGTCGGTTAGCAGCTCGGCCAGGTTGGTCGGCTGCCCTGTGGTCTGGTCGTACTCCACCTGGGAGGCGTCCAGTGCGGCAATCGCCAGATCCGAATCGGCGATGCCTAGTTCGGCCTGCAGTCCGTAGACGGCGAGCCTCAGTGTGGTGTCGCGCCTCTCGCGCTCCCACACGGTTTTCTGTTCGAGCAGCTGGTCGCGTTCCTTCTCGACACGCTGCTGCTCGGTGAGCTTTTCCGCCTCGAGGGCATCGATCTTTGCTTGCAGGTCGGCGACCTGCGCGCCGGTCTTCTTCGCTTCCTTCAGGTCGGCGCGAAGCTTGTTGATGGTCGCCATGCCGCGCTCGTGGTCCCACTGTTCGGCCGGCGGATCCGCCGGCGGCGGGTCGTCCGCAAGGGGCGGATCGGGCGACGGGTCGGCGGGCGGGGGGGCCGGTGGGGCCGCGGGAGGATCGACGGCCGGGGCTACGGGAACCGGGTCAGACATGGCTGATCAGTCCGCGCTCGGCCTTCAGCTGCTCGCGCTCCGCCGCGGTCTTCGGCATCGCCGCCGCGCCACGGCCCGTCTGGCAGTCGTCAAAATGTGTGCCGTCCACAGCGCCGCACTCCGCGCACAGCTTCTGTGCCGGCGCGCGCCTCTCGGGGGGCGGCCTGTCGGTGTCGTACTGCACCGGTTCGGGCCGTTCCTCGAGCGCCTGCATCCGCACAGACAGCTCGTCGAGCGCCGCGGGTGACGGCAGCTCGATTGCGGCGATCCGTTCGATGGTGGCGGCGATCTGGTCGAGCCGGTCCTCGATCTGGGTGACGCGGCCTTCGAGCGCGGTCGGTTCGGGCGGGGACTGTCGTGGTGCGGGGGGCATCTCGCCCCTCCTTTCTCGGGCATCTCGCCCGGTTTCGGTTCAGATTGCGAGGGGCAGATCATGGAGCGCGCGTTCGCGCCGTCCCGGGCCCCACAGCGGGTGCAGGGTGTCCACAACCAGGTCGGCGAGCGGCAGGTTGCCCTGGTCGTACAGGTCGAGCTTGCCCGGCCCCAACAGCCGCCGCTGCACGTCGCGCGGCTGCCGTGCGAACCAGTCATCGCCCGTTTCGGTCGTGAACCGTGTTTCGCGCAGCCCGGGGAATCCGAGCTCGGCCCAGGTCTTCGTCAGGGGGACCGGTGTGCAGCGGCAGTTCGGGTGTGTCGCGAACGGTTCGTCGAGCGGGTGGATGGTGCCGTGCATCGCGACGCACACGGGGCAGACGGTGCGGTCCAACCGGGCGACCCAGACCCAGCCGTCGAGGTACTGGCGGTTTGCTTCGTACCTGGCGAGGGTGGCGCGACGGTACGCGCCCAAGGTTTCGGTGCGCGCGATTCGTAGGGCTCGGACGAGGTTGCCGTTCATGTCCGCTGCCAGCGCCCGGGCGATCTCGCGTGGCCCGAGTCCTTCCGCCACGCCGCGGATCAAAGTCCGGGTGGCGCGCTGCGCGGCGTCGGGGCCGAGCGGGTCGAGCAGCGCCGCCAACGGGGCACCGGGACGGGTGGCCGCGATGATCTGGGCGGTTTCCGCGACCGGCAACGGCTGCACCGGCTGCACACCGGGCGGCAGGGTGGAGCGGAGGAGCTCGTCGGCGTTCGCGGTGCCCTGTGCGGCGCGGTCGAGGATGGCCTCGTCGACGTGCCGTCGGGCGAAGTCAAGGAACGCGCGAACCTCGACCCTGGCCCGGCCACCTAGCCGCTCCACGATCTGGCGGCGCCGCAACCACGCTTCGTCGATCGTCTCGCCGCGCGCCCGGGCCGCCTGCACCTCACGCGCAAGCACATCCAGCTGGGCGCGAATGCGCTGCCACGAGGTGCCGTACCGGGCGGCGAGCCGCCTCGCGAGCTCGGCATCGGCGACCCGCACAGCCTGCTGCTGCTGACGAACCTGGTCGTTCGGGGACAAAGCCTGCACCCCCTAGAACGTCGGAGAGCCGCTCACGCGGCCCCCGACGGCATATGCCCTGCACCTCGAAAACCCGATGCGGACGCCAGTGATGCTACACGAGCTGGCGGATATCAGTCTTCGGTGAGGCGGCGTTCGAGATCCGCGACGGTGCCGGCCTCGTTCATCACGAACGCGCCCAGGCACTCCCATGAGCAGAAGTCCAGCCGGTCACGCTGCTCACCATGCACGATCGCGAGGGCGGCGTTCTCAAGCCGCCACCAGCCAAGGTACGGCGGCAGGCCGGTCTTCCCGCAGTCGGGGCCGTCGCAGGCGAGCGCATCGCTCACCGGGAGAACGCTACTCGGCCAGGTCGCCGGCGTCGAACAACCGTGCCTGCACCTCCACCGCTGCCTCCTGCTCGCCTTGCCGGCGCTCCGCTTCCTTGTCCGGGTCGTAGCCGAGCTCGCCCAGCAGCGTGAACTTGGAGACGCCGAGCCGCTGCTTCGCCTCCGCCACCGTGAGGTCGTCCGTGTCGGACCGGGTCGCCGGGTTCTTCCATTGCGTGAACAGCCGCAGGCTCTCGTCGACCTGGGGGCCGTCGCCGAACGCCGAGGCGAGCTTCAGGCCGAGCAGCATCGCGTCCTCCCACGCGTCACCGAACTCCACCTGGCAATCCATGGCGGTCGCGACGAGCCCCGACTCCGACGTTTTCAGAGCCTCCCCCGACGGTGGCGTGCCACCGGTCAGCAGATGCATCGGGATCCGCATCCGGCGCGCGAACCGGGACAGCACACCCTCGGCCGCGTTCAGAAGGTTCATCGTGTCGGCGGGCACGAGCCGGCCGAACTTCGCGTTCTCCGACGGGGCCGTCCACACGCCGCCGAACAGATCGAACGTGCCGCCGCTCACGCCGGTCACGTAATCCTGCGGGATGGCGTGCCGGTCGACGAGGTCGGACAGGTCGATCAGCGTCTTGTTGAGCTCCGACTGGAACGGGACAGCCATCCGCACCCGGGAGCGGCCCCAGCCGTCGTCGCCGGGCCGGTGCCGGAAATGGATCATCGCGACCCCGAGCGGCTCCCCGTCCATCCGTCCGGTTGTCGTCCACCACGTCGGCCACACCGGCATCTCGCCGTCGGCCGGGTCGTCGAGCCAGTGCTGCCACTCGGCACCGTCCCCGGTCTGGAACCACTTGTCGATCTGGCCGGGCCAGTACACGTTCAGCCGCCTGATTTTGCGGGCCTGCGGGTTCGACCGGGACGACACAGCCGCCGTGTTCCACACCTTCACGCCATAGGCGACAGTGTCCGGCTCATCATGGGAGTACACGACCTTGCATTGGCCGGGGATCTGCCGGCAAAACCCGGGCCGGCCCGTGCCGTTGTCGAAGTCGACGATCACGAACTCGTCGCCCCGCTTCAACGCGCCAGTGTGGACGCGGCCCTGCACGCTGTCCATCCGGTCGGTCTGCCACCACTCGTCCACAAGATCCGCGTACGGGTCGGCGGTCTGGTCATTGTCGTCGACGACCGCTGCGGACGACTGGAACCCGATCACCTGCAGCCGTTCGGCCAGCGTGTCGACCGCCGGCTGCGTGAAGTTCTCGCAGAACGGGACGCCGGTGATGTCCTGCAGGTAGGTGCGGGCCCGGTCACGCAGCCGGGTGCGTTGGCTGCCGTCGTAGAAGTCCTCGTACAGCTGGTAGTCCGACAGGCGTTTCTGGCCCATGTCGGCGGCCGCGTCAAGCCAGTCCTGCATGAGCGCGGCCGGCACCTCGAGCGACGGGACGGCAAGCTGGGCGATCTCGGCTGGCAGCGGCAAAGAACCTCCCGAACGGGATTGGGGGCCAGGAGGCGTCTAGGTGAGCCAGCGGGCGAGGTTCGCGCCCGGCTCATAATCGGCTTTGCCGGCCTTCGCGAGCTCGGCGCGTGCCGCGACCGCTTCGGCTGCGAGGCGGCGGCACTCTTCCGCCTGGACAGGCTGCCAGCCACCGGCTTCGGTCGCTGCCGTGACGATCTGGTGCAGCTCATGCTCTGCGGCTTCGGCGGCCGCAACCAGCTTGCTCGTGCTGCCGGGTTTCTTGGCGGCCATTATGCGCTCCTTCTGAGAGGGGGCTGGTCGATCCATTCCTCGCCGACGGTCATGTCGCCGATCCGGATCGTGCGCGGCTGTTCACGCAGGCTCGGCTCCGGGATCGTCGACCCGGCCTGGTTGCCGCCCACCAGTTCGGTCAGCGCCCACACCAGCGCGTCCACCCGGTCAGGCGACGGCATCGTGGGATCGGAAGGGTTCCATGACGTCATCTGCGACTCGAGATCCGGGAGCAGCCCGACGTGGTAGACGCGGCCCTGGTCGTATTTCACCGCGACCGGCTCCGCCCTGACGGCCTTCCCACGGGACGCGGTCACCAGCCTGACATGAACGTTGGGGTCGATGGCGTGGATGGTCGCGCGGACCATGTCGCCGCCGAAGTTCCGTTCCGCAACAAGCACATCAGCGCGGGTTTCGTGGTACAGGCTGACGGCGCGTCTGGCCCATGTTTCGGGGCCGGCCAGCACCGACCGGTCAGCGAGCACGAACGCCTGGTCAAGGTCGGCGGAGTAGCCGCACGCCACGATCCCGGTTTCCGCGTTGCCGGTGTCCTCGTCGGCGGCCCCGGAAGGGTCAACGCCGACCGCGACACGCGTGAGGGTGGCGGGGGCTTGGTCGACCCTGTGCCGGTCGATCAGGTCCAGCGTCCACAGCGCGCCCGGCGCGTCCTCGAGGTACTCGCCGTCGAGCTCCTGTCGGCCGAGCCTGCCGCCGGCGAACCTCGCGTACAGGTCGGCGACCGCGTCTGGATGCAGGTTCGCGACGTTGTCGGCCAACCGCATCAACGTGACCGCCACCCTCGGCGAGGTCAGCAGATGCTTGACGAGCGGATGCCCCTGCTTCGGGGTGCCGGTCGCAACGATCCGCGCCGGGGCCAGCCGGACGGCGAACGCGATCGACTCGTTCCACGCGGTCTGCCAGTGCCCGACCCGCCACAACCCGATCTCGTCGCACCAGGCGCCCCGCAGGTTCTTGCCCTGCACCCGCAGCGCGCCGTCGTCGGCGCCGTCAGCGAACACCCGCGCCCCGTTGACGAGGAACAGTTCGCCGTGCGACCGGTTCCAGCCGCCCTTCGGCACCAGCGGGCCGCCCTCGCCGCCGAGCGCGTTCAGCAACCCGGACGGGCCCTCAACACCGACGTCGCGGGCGTCACCGAAGGTCGGCGCAACGATCGCCCAGTCGCCCGGCTCGCCGTCCACGATCGTGTCACGGATCCAGTTTGCGAGCGTTTCGGCGCCGGTGCGGGTCTTGCCGGTGCCGCGGCCGCCCCGCACATACCAGGTGCGCCAATCACCGGGCGGGTCGATCTGCTCCTCCCGCGCCCATAGCTCCCACACGACGGCGACCGCCGAGGCCTGCTGGTCGGTCACCTCGAGCTGGCCGTCCCGGATCGTGTCACGCAGCGCCTGCCT